CACTCTTCCGAGTGATAAACAACCTCCTGGTGTAGACGAGGAAAAAGAAGTTGATTACAACTCTCTTGAAGAAGCTCTTACAGGGGCTTAACGAATTATGGATAGTAGTTTTTATGCTGCTATCCTTTTTCATCATGGTAGAAACAATGCATGTTAACTACCATCGGTCAGAGACACCTCAGTGTCGGATCTCTGACTAATTGGCTTTGGCCCACTACGGTGGATACCCTTAGCCGTCTAGACGGTAGGGATAGACCTACAAAAATACAAGCGCAAAACAATTCTAAGCTTAGAGAAAGTCAAATTATAAACTTTACTCTGAACAATGGCTCAACAGACCACGGGTGGTTCTAATACCGCCCTATTGACGGCACCAGGTGCTGCCAATGGTGTACAGGCTACTACCGCTAATCGTAGAGAACTGTACTTAAAGCTGTTTTCAGGAGAAATGTTCACTGGCTTCCAACGCAATACAATTGCTAGGGATCTAGTTATGAAGCGTACCCTAAAGAATGGAAAATCTTTACAATTCATTTTCACGGGTCGCACTAGTGCTGAATATCATACTCCAGGAAACAGTATTCTCGGTAA